GGATAATTTTATTTCTTGCATATTAATTCCCTGTAGGTTGGTTAAGTTCAATGTATCGCAGTAATACCACGACCACGGAAATTATAATGCCCACTAACATCTGGTGAACAGGAGTCAGCGGGAAAACAAATAAGAAACCCTGCATCACGGACAGAACCGCAATAAACAACGCCCAAAGAACGTGCTTGTCTTTTAATAGTGTGGTGAGTTGGTTCATGGTTTAGCTTGTGCTTGTTGAGCTTGATAAGCTGATATTACTTCTTGTGTCCATACTGCACTAGCTATTGCAGGTACAGGTGCGGGATCAGATTGAGCTTCTGTATCGCCAGGGTGTCTTACCCAACGATGAAAATTTCTTGCGATCTCATTACCATCTTTGGTGATAACTTCTGCTTGACGGACTTGAATAGACCCGTCTTGTAAAACTTCTGTTTTGTCAATAATTGTTGTTGATGCGAGTGTCATTGTGATTCCTTAGAATGTGGTTTGGTATGAGCCAGAATAAAATAAATAACTTCCATTTGTATTAGCTGATGAAGTAGGCAACCATCCATAATTTGGTGGATAAAAAACACCAATTCCAAAATTTTGTATTGTGTTTGATGATGCACCTAAATTTGCTTGTGAGTTTGCAACTCCAGAGGCAACAGCAAAAGGTAAATTATTAAAATAAGATGAGTTAGCAGTTGCAGTAAAAGATGTTGATACTGCATTAATATAAACTGTAACACTCACATAAACAAGTCTGCCAATTTTTGTGTATGTTCCTGTATAAATAGGACTTCCAGTTACAGTTACTCCACCAAAAGATGGTGTAAAAGTTCCTGTTTCATAATCATTTAATAAAGCCTCTGTTCCTACACCAGAAGTATTATTATTAAAGTTAATACCTACAGTACCCGCATTAGCACCAAAGCTAAGACTTCCACTACTTGTAATACCATTTGTTCCATCTAAAACAATAGACATGTTAAACTCCTAATTTGGCTTTAAGATCCGTTACTTCTGCTGATAGTTCTTGGATGTATGCAACCAAATTAGCCATTACTTCTGAGCTTGATGGTTGAATAGATTGGTATACAGGTTTTCCATCAGCATCTACTGCATCTTTTTCACCATGACCAGAATACTTGGCAACTTCCATAAACTCATGGGCAATAAATCCTACACCCTTGCCAGAACCATCCCACCAATCCCAAGTCTTGGGTTGTAATGCCATTACAAAATCTTTAGCTCCTGTAACAGGTACAGGATTATTTTTAAGTCTGTAATCAGATGTTAAGTTATATAAAACACCTGTTGTGCCGTTTTGAGTAATAGAACCAATAGAACCAGCATTGTAAGCAAAATATGCGTAAGCCGTTCCAGATGTCGAACCCGAAGCATGGTTTCCAATTGTGTATCCTCCATTTGGAGGAGATGCTTCAAAGCTATTTGCGTTTACAAATCCATGACTTGTTTGTCCAACCAGCAAGTTACCACTAGTATCTAGTGTCATTGCTTGGGTAAGCGTAGCAGATGCTCCTGCACCTGAAGAATTATTACCCGCTATTTGCCAAGTAATTCCTCCTGTACCACCGGGATAGGATGCCATTCCATATCCAGTTCCTGCATATTTCCAACCACTAGAATAATAAAGATTACTTGTAAAACCACCTCCTGCAATAGCAACTATATTGCCACCAACATATAAAGTGCTAGTTGTTCCCCAAGAGCTTGTGCTTACTCCCACACCCACGTTTTGTGAGTTATCTATCGTTACCGCAGTAGTTGCCGTACCACCTGAAGTGGTTGTTTGTAAAGCTAGTTGCCCACTGGAATCGGCGGTCTGAACTATACCCGTCACACCTGACGAAACACCGTTGTCAGCCTTAATTATTGATGCCATTATCTTGCTCCTTTGCTTCAACCAATAGTTGATGTCTTCTCTTTAATCCTGCGGATATTTTTGCCCTAATCTCATTGGTCATCTCGTAAGGCTTTCTACCTAGCATAGCTTCTCTCTTCTTTTGTCTAGTCTCTTCGGATGGTTTTCTACCTTTCCTCGTCACTGACATTTGTTTACGGACTTCTTCTGACCAAGGTTTCCCTTTATTCCAAGCCGCCTGTAATCCTTTTTTGCCTTTGTTCCAAGGAATATTACCCTTTAGTGTATTTGCAATCTTCTGGCGTGTTTCCTCGGGAACTGGCACACCTGTCTTCCAACTTACATGACCTTTTTGGAACTTAACTCCATAATCCGTTGGGGGATTTCCTCCGCCAATAGCTATATTCCATCCAATCTTTGGCTCTGGACGTAGCTTTTTCTCAATATCTAAGCAGTAATCTCTTTCGGCAATAAGTACTATTTGCTTGATTATGCTGTGTTCACCATACTTATTAATAGCGTGCTCAAGGTGAGGATTTTCTTTTTTCTTTAAATGCTGTCTCCAACGAAACTCAACATCGGAAGAAACGCCAATATAACCTTGAGTAAACATATCATTATGCTCAGATAACTTCAGCCAATAAATGGCACAAGCGTTACCAGCGGTATAGACTAAACCCGTTGTGCCACTTGACACGCCATTGTCGGCTTTGAGAATATTTGATGACATATTATCCTACCTTTGCTTCTAGAGCTGTTACTTTTGCTGATAGTTCTTGGATTGCCTTGATTAGCATAGGAACAAATACAGAATATTTAACTGACTTTGTTGTTGTGCCTAAATTATTTCCTTCTGCATCTTTATCTGGAGTTTCTTCAATCATTGATGGAAATACAGTTTCCAATTCTTGTGCAACAACACCTAACTGTTTATGTGTTGGGTCAGATTTGAGATTGTAATTACGAACTTGAACTTTTAGTAAATCTGCAAGTTTTGGTGTAGCATCAACTATGTTTTCTTTTAATTTAACATCTGAAATTGCACCATAACTATTATTAGTGTTTTGTACATTTCCATTTCCAATAACAGCAAATACTTGACTGCTTGACGAAGCAAAACCTCTTATTAAAGACCATGTACCACCAGATGCGGCAGAAGAAGCAGAAACTATATCTAAACAATATCCATTTGTAGCAGACGCATTTTTAATTTGGACTGCTACGTTATTGCTGCCATTTACTTGCAAAGTGTGAAAAGTGTTTCCAGTAGTTCCAACATTTAAATAACCACTATTATCTAGTGTCATTGCTTGGGTAAATGTACAAGCCGCCCCAGCTCCTGAAGAATTATTTGTGGAATTTGTAAACCATGCATGACCACCAGAAGATAATGTATATAAAGAAGCATATCCGTTATTAGTAAATACTGTATTGTAAGAAGAATTTGTATAGGCGTTTTGGAATAATCTTAGTAAACTTGTACTTTGAGATGAAACTGAACCACCATTTAATTGCAAATTAGTATATCCACTACCCCAAGCACTAGGCGTAACTCCTACACCTACGTTTTGAGCTGTATCTATTGTTACCGCAGTAGTCGTGCCATTAGTTTGTAGCTGAAGTACGCCCGATGTATCAGCCGTGTAAACTAAAGAAGTTGTTGTCGTTGTTCCTGCACTTATTGTTGATGCCATTATGCTATCTCCATTTGTTTGCAATTATCAAAGTGATTCACTTTCATTCCTGCACTGCCACCAATTTTATTGCAGTGTGGACATTGTAATTTCGGTTTATTTCTGTGTGATTCTGACATTTTTTGCTTAACCTCTTCTGTAATTTTTTTTCCAAGCCAATGTCTTGCTACGGAACGATTTTTAAATTTTTCTTTTGTTTCTTCTGTATGTTTTTTTCCATACATTGGATTTTTTTCACCAGATCTTATTTCACTAAGAATTTGTTTTGTTTTTTCAGAAGATTGTTTACCAAGCATAGGGGGTATTTGATTTTTTCTTGCAATCTTTAATTTTTCTCTAACATCATCAGTAAATACAAGAGATTTACAGCCATCACCGCCTTTTGTTTGATTAACAAGATATATACCCATACTCCGAAATTCAGCAATTAATTCTATTTCTTTGGCAAACGCTTGTTCTTCAGTAAGCCCAGATTCAATAATCTTTACCAAAAAATTGCCCATTTTTGTAACTTCTGCTTGCCAAATACTATTTCTACCATTACGTCTATATGGTCGGCTTGGCACACCCTTGCCCACATAAAATACAGAACCATCTGGTCTAGTATGTACATAAACGCAATAATCATTTCTCATTACACAACTACCCATCTTTGCCCTGAGCTGACCGTTACCGTAATTCCTGAGTTGATCGTCACAGGACCGACTGAAAAACCATTCGTCCCACTAGGGATCGTTGAACTGGTTGTCACCGTGGTCGTGTTGGTCAATATAGA